GGATGAGATTCCACATTATGAGAATGATGAAGATAATTATTGACAGCTTTTTTGTCTACCATTATAATTATACTATACAGAGATTTGCGTATAGATTGTAAGAGTAGTAATTAATGCTAACATATCTAAATAGGACTATACAGTATGACAGACTTTATTAAAGGTATTACTGCACGACACCTGATTGAGATGATTGCCAATGAATACTTTGAGCTATCACACGATAAGGTTAGACTGCAACGAGATGACCATATCAGATGGTGTAAGCAGTGGCTGGAACAGAATGAACCAGTAAGAACACCACTAGAACAGGTATGGGATTATTGGGAACGACACACGAAGAAGCACGAATGTAATGGGTTTTGTGGTGAGTATGAATGTAAAGAGAATCAAGCAAACTGTAAGAGGATTAAATAATGTACTGGAATAATAGAGTAGTGAGATTCAAGAAAGACGATGATGATTGGCTTGAGATTTGTGAGGTATTCTATCACGATGGTAATCCAATAGGGCATACAGGAGAAGGTGTTACTGTGTGTGGTGAGAATGTACAAGCATTAAGAGTGACACTAGAGCGTATGCTAGAGTGTTTGAATAAACCAATACTGGATGAGATGGAATGAGTGGAGACCATAATATGTACATTGATTGTCCAAGAGAGCACGACCAGGCACAGGAAGAAGCACACTACTGGTTTGCATTGTCAGATGTAGTGTCGTACATTGACACCATTGGCATGGAGCGTGTGTTAATTGATTTGTCAATGATGTTGCAAGAACGTCACAAGATTAAACAAGAAAGAGAGAGGGCTGAGGATTACAATGAGTTATTCTGAGAACGTAGCTAGTACATTTGTCAAGCATATTGCTTGTCCTAGTTGTGGTAGCAGTGATGCTAATGGGTTGTACAGTGATGGTCATACATTCTGTCACAGGTGTTTCACAAGGAGCGATGGCGATAATGAGATTGCTTCAAAACCAAAAGAGAGAACGATGAGTAACTTAACTTTTTATGAGAACGCAAAGGTATCAAGTATTGTTGACAGAGGCATTGGCTCTAGCACGTGTCAACACTATGGTGTTAAGGTAGATAATGATAAGCATTACTATTCTTACTTCGATGAGTTTAATAACTTGACAGCAGTAAAAACCAGGACCGTATCAAATAAAACATTTAGTATTGCAGGTGACTTTAACAAAGCAGTGTTGTTTGGTCAGACAAAGTTTAGTAAAGGTGGTAAGTATCTAACAATCTGTGAAGGCGAGTTAGATGCAATGGCAAGCTATCAGATGATGGGTAGTAAGTACCCAGTAGTTAGTATTCGTAATGGTGCACAGTCTGCTATCAAGGACTGCAAGGCACAGTACGAGTGGATTAACAGCTTCGAGACTATTGTGTTGTCATTTGATAGCGATGAGGCAGGTGTCCAGGCTAGCAAGCAAGTAGCAGAATTGTTTGGTAACAAGGTTAAGATTCAGAAGATGACTGCTTACAAAGATGCGTGTGAGTATCTTCGACTGAATAAGATTAAAGAGTATTTAGATTCATGGTGGGCAAGCGAGCAGTACGTACCTGATGGTATTGTGCAAGGCTCACAGCTTTGGGACTTGGTTAACCAACCAGTTGAGAAGGCTGATGTGATGTACCCATATCATGGGCTGAATGACTTGACGTATGGTATTCGTAAGGGTGAGTTGATTACTCTTACAGCAGGCAGTGGTTTAGGTAAGTCTCAGTTCATGAGAGAGATTGTGTATCATGTGTTAAAGAATACTCAAGATAACATTGGCTTGATGTTCTTAGAAGAATCAGTAAAGAAAACAGCTAAGTCAATTATGTCTTTAGCTATTGACAAACCACTACACTTGCCTGATGTGCAGGTAGAAGGAACAGAATTAGAACATGCTTTTAAAGAAACTTTGGGTACTGGTAGGTTATATCTTTTTGACCACTTTGGCTCTACCGATATCGATAATATTATTAATCGTGTTAGGTACATGGCTAAAGCTCTTGGTTGCGGTTACATATTTCTTGACCACGTCTCTATTGTCGTAAGTGCACAAGAGAATGGCGATGAGCGTAAAGCATTAGATGAAATTATGACTAAGCTTCGCATGTTGGTAGCAGAGACAGGTATTAGTTTGTTTGTTGTGTCTCACCTTAAACGTCCTGAGAACAAAGGGCATGAAGAGGGTGCAGCTACATCGTTAGCACAGCTTAGAGGTTCAGGTAGCATCGCTCAGTTGAGTGACATGGTGATTGGTTTAGAGCGTAATGGACAGGCAGAAGACCCGATTGAGCGTAACACTACAAGAGTGCGTGTGTTAAAGAATCGCTTCAGTGGTATGACTGGTCCAGGTTGTAGTCTATTGTATGATAAGATTACTGGTAGAATGAATGAACGATTTGATGATAAGGAACTTTGATGCATAAGATTGGACAGTACTATTTTAACATTGATAACATTACATGGATTATAGATAGAGAAGTGTTTTTCAATAATGGTAAATCCCTATTGCTAACAGAACCTGAAATCCAGGACTTATTTGCAATTCTGTTTAACGAGCCAAGAGAGGAAACTGTTTCTCAAAGTATACAAAAACCCAAGAATGTAAAGAATAAGAAGCAATGACGCTAGAACATTACATCGTAGGAGCAACAGGGTTAGGATACTTTATCGTTGGTGTGTTACAATTGATGAAGGGTTCTATCCCTAATGCAATGATTTGGATTGGTTATTCTTTTGCACAGATAGGGTTGTGGATTAACTTAAAATAGTGTATAATATATGTTATGAAAATAATACTTGACATTGAAACAAATAGCACACACGATAATATTTGGTGTGCAGTTACAAGAACCCTTGACACAGATGAAGTTATATGCCACACAGAATCAAAGACGTTAAAGCCATTACTAGAGAAGTGCGACACAATTATAGGACACAACTTAATCAGCTTCGATGCTCCAATCCTGAACAGATTATGGGGGACAACGATTCGGTTGAGTCAGATAACAGATACCTTGATTCTCTCAAGGCTACTGAGTCCAAGCTTAGAAGGAGGTCACAGCCTGGCAGCATGGGGTCAAAGACTAGGGAATCAGAAGACTGAGTTCAGTGACTGGGACGGTGGTTTAACACAGACGATGATGGATTACTGTGTTCAAGATACAGCAGTAACAAAGCAGTTGTATAACATGCTTGTAAGTGAGTTAAAGAGTAAAGAGTTTAGTGAACAATGTATCAAGCTAGAGCACCAGGTACAAGGCATCATTGCAAAGCAAGAACGCAATGGCTTCAAGTTAGATGCACCAAGAGTTATGTCTTTGTTAGCAATGTGGAAAGCAGAGTGTGAGCAGATTAGTGATAAGCTCCAGGAATTGTTTCCTCCTATTGTTACAGAAAGATTTAGTGAGAAGACAGGTAAGCAGTTAAAGGACAATGTAGAAGTGTTTAACGTTGGTAGCAGACAACAGATTGCTAAACGTTTACAGTCTATGGGTTGGATACCTGATAAGAAAACTGAGAAGGGGCAGGTAATTATTGATGAATCTGTACTTGAAGCTTTGCCCTACCCTGAAGCAAAAGAGATAGCAAGATACCTGCTACTACAGAAGCGTATCAGCCAAGCAGAATCATGGCTAGAAGCGATGCAAACAGATGGACGAGTACATGGTAAGGTAATTACCAATGGAGCAGTAACAGGTCGTATGACGCACCACAGCCCTAACATGGCACAGATACCAAATAGTGGTGCGGTATATGGAAAAGAGTGTAGGAGTTGTTGGACCGTAGAGAAAGGGTATAGGTTAGTAGGTATTGATGCTTCAGGTTTGGAGTTACGAATGCTTGCTCACTATATGAACGATGATGCGTATACAAATGAAGTCGTATCAGGTGACATCCACACAGCAAATCAAAAGGCTGCTGGGTTACAGGAAAGGAATCAAGCAAAAACGTTTATTTATGCATTCCTCTATGGGGCAGGAAGTACCAAGATTGGGAAGATTGTTGGTGGTTCAGCGAAAGAGGGACAAGCACTCATTGATGCTTTTCTTAAGAACACACCGAAGCTCAGAGTACTGCGTGAGAAAGTGGTACGCATCTTTTCTGAGAAAGGCACGTTACCAGGTCTTGATGGACGTAAGCTACTCGTTAGGTCCGAGCATTCAGCCCTTAACACGTTGCTCCAAGGTGCAGGTGCGATTGTCATGAAGCAGGCACTGGTGATACTAGAGTCAAGTCTTAGAAAGAATAAGATTGATTTCAAGTTTGTAGCTAATGTGCATGATGAATGGCAGATTGAAGTAAGAGAAGAGCAGGCAGAAGACGCAGGTAAATTAGGTGTCTTAGCTATTGAAGAAGCAGGCAGGGTGTTAAACATGAGATGCCCATTAACAGGTGAATTTAAGACAGGATACACATGGGAACAGACACACTAAAGTTACAAGAGTCAATGACAGAGGCAGATGATGTTATTGTAGTATTGATTAACGGAGGAGAAATCCAGGTTCATTCCTCTGTTGATAGTAAGGGAGAGTTCTTTGAGATACTAGACATTGTTGCTGAAATGGGCGATGAATATTATCCTGATGAAAGTGTTGACAACTTACACTAAAAGTTGTATAATAGTAGTTCAGTTGTATTTTATTTATATTTCTTAGTTAAAGGAAACAAGATGTCAAAAGTTATTAAGATTCAAGCAGACCTTATGTGGGCTTTTTTAGATACACCTAACAACCTTTCAGGTAAATATCAGGTTGATTTGTGTAATTTAAACCCTGAGACAATCGCTGAGTTGGAAGAGTTAGGTGTTAAGGTGAATAATAAAGAAGGTAAAGGCTTCTATATTACAGCTAAATCAGCTAAGTACCCAGTCACTACTGTGGACAAGGACAACAAGCCTGTTACAGTTAAGGTAGCGAATGGTTCTAAGGGTGTTGCAACATGTAAGACATACGACTTCGCTAAACCATACAAAGGTGTAGGCGTTGGTATTAACCACCTAGTAGTAACTGATTTGATTGCTTATGAAGCAGCAGAAGAATCACCTCTATAACTAACATTGAAAGGTAACAAATGGCAACAAAGAAAACAGCAACTAAAGAAGCAGCATCTCCAGTAGAACAAATCAGCACACGTTTTCGTGTAAAGTGGGGTGATAATGTTGATGGTTTATTTGACGATATCTATGACTTTTGGGTTGACCAGGATGGTGATATTAGAGTAGAAGATTTATACTTTGATAGCTCCCAACAAGCAGCTAAAGTGTTACGCAACATGGCTGACTTCTTAGAGTCTTACAATCAAAAGATGCAAGGTAAGTAATGAAAGCTCTCATCGATGGTGACATCTTAGTATATAGGATTGCCTTTGCCTCCCAAGAAGAGAACGAAGCAATTGCTAAGGCTAGGATGTCTGCCTTCGTTGAAGAGTTAGTAACACCATCTGATATTAGTTCTATTGAAGGTTATCTCACTGGTAAAGGTAATTTTAGAAATGAGGTAGCAGTCACTGCAACATATAAAGGTAATCGTAAAGACGTAGCTAAACCTGTCCACTATCAATTGTTAAGAGACTACCTAGAAAAAGAATGGGGTTTCTTAATGATAACTGGGCAGGAGGCTGACGATGCAATAGGTATCAAGGCGTACACGATGGATGAAAAAGATTACATCATCATGTCAATTGATAAAGACCTAGATATGATTAGAGGATGGCATTACAACTTTGTCAAGAAGGAGAAGTACTTTGTTAAAGAAGAAGATACCATGAGAACCTTCTACAAACAAGTGCTAACAGGTGATAGGACAGACAACATTGAAGGCTTGAAAGGTATTGGTCCTGTTAAAGCTGAGAGGATTCTTAAGGAATGCAAAACAGACAAAGAGATGTACGAGGAAGTACTAAAGGCTTACGACAACAACGAACAAAGAGTGCTAGAGAACGGACAGCTGTTGTGGATAAGAAGACAAGCAGACCAACTCTGGCAACCGCCCAGTTAATTTATGTCGAATGGGTAGATGCAGTAAGTGATGGTGGTTGGGAAGACAATGTTAAAGTTGATATTCATCCAGTACGAACAATTGGTTTTATTGTTGATGAAAACAAAGATGGTATTTGTCTTGCCTCTACGCTATCACATGAAATGAGCAATGCTCGCATGCATATACCAAAGGCATGGATTACGAAGAGAAAGGTTATTAAACTTGAAGCCCCAATCAGCAAAAGCAAAAGGAAGAAACCTACAAAAGTGGGTGAGGGACAAAATACTAGCAACGTTCCCCATCCTTGAGCAAGATGATGTAAGAAGTACAAGTATGGGAGCAGGAGGTGAAGATGTTCAATTGTCTCCTGCAGCTAGAGAGGTGTTTCCCTATCAGGTTGAGTGTAAGTCGTTAGCAAGAGTTGCTGTGTATAATTATTACGAGCAAGCTAAAGAGCATGGCTACCACCAACCAGTAGTGTTCATAAAACAGAATGGGGAAAGACCACTAGCAATTATTGACGCAGATTATTTCTTTAAGATGGTGAGCAAATGACATGTGGTAACTGTATTGATTCTAGAGTAGTTGATGAGCTAGAGTTAGAATCAAAGTTAATGAGAGCACGTATGGAACGTCTAGAAGCTGAGAACAAAACACTACAGGACCAGGTAGATACCTTGCTGTTAGTGACTAAAGCCAGTGAAGAAGACAGAGTACGTATCATGCAATCGATTTGGAAAGGAACAATAGAAAAGAATGGTTAACAGATATACAATTATTTTTAACACGATTAACGATGACACTGAGAACATGCATCCTGAAACCCACTACAACAAGCAAGCACAGTTCTCGTTTGAAGTAGCAGATTCAGCAACGTATGATGTACCAGTTCGTGAGTTCTGTAACTTCTTAAGTAGTATTTATGGTTACGATATTGCTAGCAAGTTTCTAGAGGAATAAGATGACAACACATTTAATACTACCTGACATGCAGGTTAAAGAGGGCGTGGACCTCTCCTACTTAGATTGGGTTGGTAAGTATATTGTTGACAAGAAACCAGATGTGATTATTAATATTGGTGATTTTGCTGACATGCCTAGCTTATCGATGTACGATATAGGTAAGAAGAGTTTTGAAGGACGTAGATACAAGAAAGATATTGACGTAACCAAGCAAGCAATGGACAGGCTTCTAGCACCTTTAAAAGCTTTTAATGAGAAAGCTAAGAAGAACAAAGAGAAGCAGTACAAGCCACGTATGGTATTAACATTAGGGAATCATGAAGAGCGTATTCTTAGAGCAGTTGAAAGTGACCCAAAGTTGGATGGTACTATGTCTATCAATGACCTGGGATATGCTGAAGCAGGGTGGACAGTCATACCTTATCTTACTCCTGTTGTCATTGATGGTGTGGTGTATTGTCACTATTTTACAAGTGGGGTCATGGGTAGACCAGTTGCTAGTGCTGCTGCATTGCTTACTAAGCGTCATATGTCTGCTATTATGGGGCATGTCCAACACAGAGGAATAGCATATGCTAACAAAGCTGATGGTACACAGATTACAGGCTTGTTTGTAGGATGTTGTTATTTACATGATGAGGATTACTTAGGTTCACAGGGTAATAAGTATTGGCGTGGTGTCTGGATGTTACACGAAGTTGACAATGGAAGCTTTGATGAGATGCCTGTTAGTTTAAATTATTTAAGGAAGAAGTATGGCAGTAATAACTGATGAAGCAATAGCCTCTTGGCGTGAATGGACTAAACAACAAGATGCAAAATGTCACTATGGCAAAGAAGACCAAGGTGATTTGATGGCAAAGCAAGTAGGAGGTAATCACTACAAACGTGCACATCAGCCTTGGGAAATCATTGAGGAGTGGGAGCTAAACTATTGGGCAGGTAATGTCTTAAAGTATTTGTTGCGATATAAGTACAAGAATGGTGTTGAAGACCTTGAGAAAGCTAAACACTATCTTGAGTATTTAATTAAACATGAAAACTCTTGACAATAATAAGAACAAGGAGTATAATATATGGCTCTAACTTTAAGAGATATCCTGACTAGGCTAGCACAGTTAGATGAGATAACATTACTAGAAGTATTACAAATTAGTTCTGAAGATATCGTTGAAAGATTCATTGACGTTATTGAAGAACATGCAGACAGACTGGAGAAAGAACTTGAGTAAGTACGAATTAACACCTTATAACACCTTCATTGCCAAGAGCAGATACTCTCGTTATTTAGATGAACAAGGTAGACGTGAACACTGGGGTGAGACAGTAGAACGTTACTTTGATTTCATGACAAAGAATCTCAAAGAGAAGAATGGCTACACGTTAACATCTGAGTTACGTGCAGAGTTAGAAGATGCTGTAAAGCATTTAGAAGTAGTGCCTAGCATGCGAGCTGTAATGACTGCAGGACCTGCGTTAGAACGTCAGAACGTGGCTGCATTCAATTGTTCATACCTTCCTATCGATGACCCTAAAGCATTCGATGAAGCGATGTACATCTTGTTGTGTGGTACTGGTGTAGGCTTTAGCGTAGAGCAGCAATATGTTAAGCAGTTGCCTGAAGTGCCAGATAAGTTGTTTGATAGTGAGACTACTATTAGCGTGTCGGATTCTAAAGAAGGATGGGCAAAATCGCTTAGACAGCTTATTGCTCTTTTATATTCTGGTGAGATTCCAAGGTACGATGTATCCAAAGTTAGACCTGCAGGAGCAAGACTTAAAACATTCGGAGGACGTGCTTCTGGACCAGGACCTTTGGAAGAGCTTTATAAGTTTTGTATCACCAAGTTCAGAGGGGCAGCTGGTAGGCGTTTATCATCACTCGAATGTCATGATATTCTCTGCAAAATCGGGGAAGTTGTTGTCGTGGGTGGAGTACGAAGAAGTGCAATGATTAGTTTGTCTGATTTGTCTGATGACAAGATGGCACATGCTAAGGCAGGTAACTGGTGGGATGGTCAGGGTCAAAGAGCGTTAGCGAATAACTCTGCTACTTACAGTGAGCGTCCTGGTATTGGTCAGTTCATGCGTGAGTGGACAAGTATTTATGAGTCACACAGTGGCGAGAGAGGAATCTTTAATCGTGATGCATCACAGAAACAAGCTGCGAAAAATGGCAGAAGAGACAGTACTTATGACTTTGGTACGAACCCTTGCTCTGAAATCATTCTACGCCCTTATCAGTTCTGTAATCTATCCTCTTGCATTGTTCGCAGTGATGATACTATGGATACTTTGGAACGTAAGATTAGGTTGGCAACGATTCTTGGGACTTTTCAAGCAACGTTAACAAACTTCCCTTACCTACGTAAAGTATGGCAGAAGAACACAGAAGAAGAAGCACTACTAGGTGTATCCATGACTGGTATCCTAGACAATGCTTTGTTGAATAACCCTGATGATGTAGAGTTACCTAAACGATTGGAGAAGCTAAAAGATGTTGCTGTATCTGTTAATGCTGAGTTCGCTACTGCTGTTGGGATTAATCAGTCTGTGGCAGTTACAGCAATTAAACCTGAAGGGACTGTTTCTCAACTCTGCTCGACTGCTAGTGGTATCCATCCTCAGCATAGTCAATACTATATTCGTAGGGTTAGAGCTGATAATAAAGACCCATTAACTCAGTTCATGATTCAGTCAGGGTTTGTAGCAGAGCCTTGTGTGATGAAGCCTGAGAGTACTACTGTATTTAGCTTTCCTGTCAAGGTTGCTGACGGTGCTCTATTACGTGAAGAGTTGTCTGCGTTACAGCACTTGAAGTTATGGTTATTGTTTCAAAGACATTACTGTGAACACAAGCCTTCAGTAACTATCAGTGTTAAAGAAGACGAATGGATGGCAGTAGGAGCTTGGGTGTGGGAACACTTTGATGAGGTAACTGGTGTATCGTTCTTGCCAATGGATGGTGGAACATACAAGCAAGCACCTTATGAAGAATGTACTGAAGAGCAATACAATCAGTTGCGTATGTTAGTGCCTGATTCTGTTGATTGGGAAAACTTTAAGGAGTATGACGATAACGTAGAAGGTGCTCAGATGTTATCATGTACTGCAGGAGGATGTGCAATATGAAAGTAGAATTTTATTTGATTACTGGATTTGCTATTGGATTTGAGTACGCTAACCTAGATGAAGGAAAGTACTTTGTCCTTGACCTAGGTATCTTGCGTATCTTATTTAGTAACGAAGAAGATTAATCTGCTACGTCAGGTTGAGCACCTAGCTTAGTCTGTTCGTTTAAGATGTATTGTGCTCTTAGCTCTGGGTCTTGTACTAAATCACCCAGGGCTTTGAGCCTTACAGCACCACGAATATCAGTTACAATACCTTTGATAAAGTTAGCTTGTAATGGTCTTGATAGTCCCATGAATGCAGGATTGTTAGCCATGATAGACATAGCATTATAAGTGTAGTCACCAATCTCTTTCTCAAGAGTAGCATACTGTTCACCAGTTAATTCCAATCCACCAATACTACGTGTAGTACGTGTTAGCTTTAAGTATGGATTATCGAACATCTGGTTAACAACTTCTCTTTCTACTGGAGCAACGTTAAAGCCAGTTAGAGAACCCCCTAACGTACCTAAATCTTGTTCTTGACCTACTAGGTTTACCTGAGCAGGTAATTCACCACGTAAGCCTGGTATTCTAGACTTCAAGTTATTGATGGTCCATGTAGCTAGGTCTGGGTCTCTAACCTCACGTTTGATATCATCCTCAAGTTTAGAAATCTGAGCAACAAGAGTAGGCACTACTGGATTAGTCATGCTTACCATGAATGATTCTAGGTATCTATCAGGCTCTTGGAAAGCCAAGAATAACTTAGACAAACCTTCAGTAAATGTTTTATCTGTTATGTTTAAGCCAACGATTTTAGCCACATCAGTAGCAGCCATGTCTTCGTTCTTAATACGCTTTTCTTTATATGCTTGCATCGTATCTGTTACAATACCCATGATTGTAGCTACTGGCTCAACACGTGCATAGCTAATCCACTGGTCTCCAATCTTAATAGACATTGGAGGAATCTTCGATGTAATTTGTCTTTGTCTTTCAGCAGGGTCGTTAGAATAATGACCAGTAATCAGTCCTTGCTTGACCATGCTATAAGTACCCATCATCAATCCAGCACCCATTAATTGCTGTGTGTAGAAGTCAGGAATCTTAGATTCTTTAAATGAAATCTCACCACGAATACGTGCAGCTTTCTCAGCAAAACGTGCTTGAGTATCTGGGTTAGTGGCTTGTAATAATTTAGCTTCAGCTGTAGCAAGTCTGCTTTGTAGTGTTTTAATATCTGCTTTAGCTTGGCGTACACGCAGCATGCCTAAGCCTGGAACATAACCACCTGCTTCTTTAACAACGTTAATCGGTGTGGTAACAAAAGGAACAACAAGGTTTAACTCAGGTGTTGTCTCTTTAGCTTTAGACACCATCTTACCCATCTGGTCCAAGGCAGAAGCACCTAGACGTGAGCGGAAAACGTTAAACATCTTAAACTCTGTTAGCTGTTGATGTAACTCAGGCGATAGCTCTGATAGCTTATTAAGCCAGAGAGGATTCTTCTTAGAGCCTAGAGCAATCTCTTCTATTTCTTTTACAAAAGCTTCTCTAGTTGTATTGTTACGTCTAAAGAATTCATCTGGAAACTTGTTAGCAACACGATAACGTAAAGCATTAAACTCCATACGCTCTAACACAGCACTGAAACCTTCGTCCAACGCACCAGTCATACGAGTAGGGAATGTTAGAATAGCATCTGCTGTCTTATTCTTTGTGATATCAAATGCTGTTTGTTGTGCATAGTCTAAGTTAATAGGTCTTGTCTTTAACGCAGATACAAAGCGTGGGAATGCTTCCATGAATCCAGTAGTGATACCTTCAAGCATAGCACCTGCTTCACCAAACTGACCACGTGATGCACGTAGTACTGGCTGCATAATAGTCTGACCTATTTGGTTGACAAGGTTAACTACTTGTGTTGAGATACCAGATAGATAACTGTTACGTACATATGAACCAATACGCTCACGATAGGTAGGGTTACGTAAAGCAGTGGTCATTGCTTTGCTAACAGCTTCAATAGCTTCTGAATCAGTAGCAGCACTATTGTTTAACAGGTTATCAAAAGACCCTGTCATCTTATTTATAAATTCAAGACACTTCTGACTAATTTTCATTAACAAGCACCATTCTGAAATAACTGGTTAATCTCTTTACCTAATTGCATTTGTTTTTTAAAGTACTTGTATGAGTTAAGTGCTACAGACGCAGCATTCTTGTCACCAGACATGCCAGCTGCAACGCCCATAGTAACAACTAATTCTTTAGCTAGCAATGCTGAAGCAGCAGTATTACCTGAATTGTTAGCATGTTGTATTTGCTTTAACAATAAAGGTAAGTTATGCATACGATTAGCAAAAGCAGGGAAGGCTAATGAACGTTCTTCTGTAGACAATGGTCTACCACGCTCTAGTCCTAGGGCTAATCTTTCACCTACTTCTTGTAAACTAATACGCTCAGAGTCTGGAACACTTGCCATCAATCTTGCATTCAAGTCTTGATTTCGTTGTGCTAACTCAGCCATTGTCATGCCCTTGTTAGTTGTTTGTGCAAAGCGTTGAGGTGTTGCTTGAGCTACAATGTTTAAAGCTTGTACAGACTCATCATCAAACTCTGACATCATAGACACAAACTTTGATTGTTGTGCCTGGTCTAAAGTTCCTAGCTTATCTAATTGTTTTTGTGTAAGGTTAGACGGTATTCTTTTTGGTAAGAACGTCTTGTAATACTTCATGTCGCATCGTTTGGTCATATAGCAATACATCCATCAAAAGCACCACGTGCGAATAAGTCAAGAGTTTCGTCTACACTAGCACCGTTCTTAACGTATTCTTCAAATGATTTAGGTTTAAAGTTTCGTCCATTGATGTCTTTTAACTCATCAAGCATTTTGGTATAACCCCTAACTTGAAAACCAACATCAAAAGGAGTTACTTTAATACCTTGTTGAGCATAAGCTTCACTAATCTTTTTAAAGCTGTAGTCTTCAGTCATGGCTTTTGTTACTTTAGCTTTACCGTTAACTTCTTCAATAGACGTTCCATAATTATACACCATTTTTGAGAAATCGTCAAGGTTTTTATCAACTGGGTTTAAGAAACCATCTAAGGTTTTAGACATCTGGAAAGGCACAGTTTCAGCTTTCTTACCAGCAAGTCCAGCTTCTTTCTGTACACTTCTGCCCTTGTCAATGACTTCTTGTCTTACTTGCAGGGCGAGTTTGCTAGCAGTAGCATCATCCACATTTAAAGCTGTCTTGACAAAGTCCAAGTAATCTTGATTGTTTTTAGACTTAGACTTAGGGTTAGCAATGATATACAAAGCTTTATCTAGGTCTGTCTCAAAGGCTACAGGGGATGTAAAAAAAGAAGGCTTAGCCCCAGACAAAAACTGAGGAAGTTTAGGTAGCTCAATGACGTTAGGTACGCCTTGTTCTGCTGTCTGTACGTATCCAGGCTGATTGATGGTAGTAGGTGTCTCAGCATTATCAAAGACTCCTGGAGTAGCTTTAATCTGATTACCGTTAACATCAATACCAATGCTATCTGCCTCTTTTATAAAAGCAGTCTCAGACACGTCAGGAAGCGTTTTACCGAAGCCAGTTAGCTTGGCAATACCTCCCCCAAGGATACCTGTAGTAACGCCTCCTACGAGGGCTGAGGTAAGTCTGGAAGGGTCTTCTTCTTCGTCATATCTAGGCTCTACTGCACCTGTCGCAGCACCTAATGCACCTAAACGACCTGCGACACTCATAGCACCTTTAGCACCTTTGAACAACAAAGAGCCAGGTACTAGGTTAGTAGGGTCACCAAAGATGTTACCAATGATATTAGAACTGTAAGCTGCCCAAGGATTCTGTTCTTGCATTTGACGATACTCTGTCTCTGCTAGCAACTCATCATTAGTAGGCTCTGCACCTGCTAGTTGACGTGCACCACGATAGGTAGACGTAGCCCCTTGTAAGAAGCCACGCTTTAGTACGTCAGATGTGCTATAGTCTTGCTCATTAGCAAAACGAATGATATCTTTGGGCGTTAATCCCTCAGCGACATACTCGTTATAGTCAGCACCTGAATCTTCAGAAATAAATCGAGCAATGTCTTCATCCGATAGCCCTTCTTTCTTTAGAGCTAGGACGTTGTAGTTGACTTTTGCCATGTTTAAAGCCCAACACCACTTGCAATGGCATCATCACTTTCTTGTTTAGAAGCCCTTGCTTTTTTCCTTCTGTCAGATTCTTTAATAGCTTGTTTGTCTTTAGCGGCTACGCCAACATCAAGCACAGCGTCAGGTGTATTAGGACCAAAAGATTCACCTAAGTATTGGCTACCATCAGTACCTGTTGCATTTCCTTGCACACGATTAAATCTTGCACGTTTCTCTTCATCAGACATTTCTTCTTTACCTTTGCCTTTAGGAGAAGCAGGAGTACCGCCAGCACCTGGAGCACCAGAGCCTTTAAGAATGCTAGACCTAAAATCTTCTTTAGCTGCAAACGTTGCTTTACCATGTTTAGCTTCGCTGTATGGCTCACCGTTAACAGTGTATCCACCAGTCTCTCTGTTAAACACAAGAGGACCTGACTCAGACATGTAGTTACCCTGAGCAAATGGAGACACGTTCTTTTCTTGAGCAGCAGTTTGACGCTCTTTAAGAGACATCTCACGCTCTTGTTGACCAAACTTATATGCTTCTTGAGCAGCCATAGCAGCTTGAGGACCAAACCCAGCAGCAGCTAGGTTGCCTTGCAGTGCTCTGTAGAAGTCACCAGGGTTAGCAGTAGGGTCAATTGATTGAGCAGTAGTATTATAAATCTCTTGTAGCTGAGATGCTTTTCTCAATACTGGATTATTGCTTTCAAAGAAGTTACGTCCTTGAGCAACGTTAACAGCACCACCACCAAGTAAACCACCAAGTGTAGAAGCTAAGTTCATACGTGGGTCTTGATATTGATTGTAACGAGCCATCTCTTGTTGCATTAACTGAGCACGTAGTACGTCAGGGTCACTCCCTAACATCTGACTAA